CGGATTTTAACCGGGACCACGCGACGGACAGATAATTTCAGTCATCTGTGCTCGCTGTATCGGCCATCGAATCCGTACCCGCGTCAGTTACACATATAGTGCAACCTAGCCCCCGATCAGGGAGTTTATTGATACGTCGATAGATCATCGATACAACGAGGGATTCTTTACCCCGTTATTGGTCGTTTGTGATCCTAGCTCATATGTAGATCACGATCAAATAACTAAGAAGAGCCCCGTTAATTCTTCAGCCGTTTTCTGGCCGGAGGGAATTCTTGTTACTAGTCGCAACCGCAATGACAGCGGATCAGCGCGTATACCTTCGTAGATGGTATATCGGATGAATGTTGAGTACACTTCGTAATTTCAGATACGATCACTGCTACTCACTAGAAGAGGGAAGCGAGGAGTGGCCCTGCAAATTTGGCCACGTCCTTAGCAACACCAACACCCTCGCCGATGGTCTTACGACCACCCGGAGAAAGGATCCAGTTCTTGAGACGCTTCGCCTGATCGAACAGACTCTGAAGATGACCTTCGTTTGTGCTCATAACGTTGATTGCACTTAAAATTGCAAACAACGCATAAACATGAGGCATCGGCTCGACTGGGAATGTAGGGATGATCTGAGAGGTAACACCATAAGAGACGTTACTATAAACCTTCAATTCCATAGTCGGCGGAGGGCCACCAACGGCCGGTGTGGTTCGGAACACGTAATAACGAACATCATCACGTGTAATATCGTACGAACCAACACCTCGATCGGTGAAGTCAGGGATGTGAAAACCACTAGCACCAAATTTAAGAGCTCCCGTCATATTATTACGAGGCATTTGGGATAGAGTGTTAAAGAAATCACTCGCTGGTTCTGCATAGGAGAGATTAGCACCTTTAGAGAGCTTACCTGCGACAACAGTTCCTTGATTGTTGAACTGTGAGGCGGTACAGGTGATAATTTCCTGAGCACCAAGCATGAGTTGATCCCCCATAACACTCGCTACGGTATTCCACCAAGAAACTGGGGCGGCGAGGAGCGTAGTTTCAACCGGCTGTGTATCGATGATGAAGGGTTGCGTACCATCAGTTCCACCAGGGTAACCCGGAAAGAACTCTAAGATCATGTACGCATCTGAACCATCGGTCGAACAAAGCTCAAAAGCTATGCCGTCGGTAGTGTCAGGAGCGCCTGTGGCAGCATTGTACCATGGAACAACACTGGTCGATGTAAGTGGCTGATTGTCACCTTCGACTATGTTCCAGAGACTGGGAGTCCAAACGTTATTGTTCCGTACCCAAGTGCGATATACGATAGTACACGTATTTCCGCTAACTCGAGCACGAACGTTCATGAGATCGCCAGTCGCAATGAGGCCAGACATAGCTGCGCTCGCTTTGACATTATAGGCCCACGTCGGAGCCGAAGTGTTTGGTGACGGTAAAACCGCAATCTGAGGTGCATTGTTACTGCGAAGGAACCCAGTAACAAACGTAGTAGTAGCATTAGCCGGTACATTAATAGTACGGACACCTGCCCCAGTTACGTTTATAACTGCACCGGGAGGCACAGAGAGAACTTGATCGATCTCTGCTGTGTTTAGTTGCGGATTCGAGGGAGATGTGTAAAACACACGATCTTCACCACGATTTGCGCCAACAACGATCATACCTTGATCTCCGCCAACACCGGCAACCTGCGATTTGATCGCATTTTGCCAGGCGGGGTTAAAGTACTGATGATCACTGTTCGAAACGGCGTAGTCACCAGCAAAATTCGGATGAACGACGTGACATAGCTGACCGGTTCCGGAACAATCAGTAACGATTGCGGCAACTTCGGCCAAGCGTTCGGCTTCAGCAGGTGTGATAGAAACATCACGCTGGACAGCGGCGATGAACTTCCTGTCCGACTTCTCCACAGCCATGATCTCCGGCTGGGAACGGACAGCGAATTGCTGCTGTATTGGTCTTTTGCTTGTCGCTCCGCCACTTTTGGGCCGGGCAGCGATCTTCTGTTTGGGAGAAATCTTTTTGGACGCTTCTCCTGTTCGTCCTTGTGTAACTTGTTGCATAGTATTGGATCCCACAAGCAACGATGGGACTATACATTTACATAAACACATTTCAATATCAACAGCTGAGAAAGAGGATACACCCCTCTCAGCACCGTTTTCCTAATTCCACTCTGAATATTTACCACTAACTGGTCATCGTCCTTATACAGAGAATGAGACAGCCTAGGCAGGGATACTGTTGGTCGGATAAGAGTTCGACCGTTAAAACGTCTGGTTTCAGTCCAACTTCGTCTCCAATAGCCATAAGCTAAGAGAGACGAATGATAGCCATTCGACAAACGTTCCAACGGTAGTTCTCAAGACCCTTTCGGTCCGGTTGTATGAAATGTGCTCGCCCTTTGTAGTCTCTCGGCATTTACGGTGAGAACACTAATGATATAGTCGTCCACACAGCTCGATCTCAGCTCTCTTCTGTCTAACGTTATCAGAAGAAAACCAGGTCAAACCGCAAGGCTAGTTGTCACTAGCTTACCGATTTAGCACGGAAATATTAAGGATCTATGTGATTAGCTTACAAGGCTAAACAGGAAGAATCCACCGTTTTGGGCGATTTACATATGTAAACCCAATGGTAAGTTTATCGACATTCCAGGTCGGCAACGCGGGCAACATTCACCAGAGCATCCATCTACGGACTGCTCATTGTTGACTACGCAAGGATGGCATGCGGACCATACCACCAAGGAACAGTCTCAAGAAGGACACGAGATCGACACGGTTTATGAACCTTAACCGATCGTCGACCACCATCAGGTCTATACTGAGTCTTGTAAGCACAGAAATGAACAATTCTGTCTACAGGAGTAGGAGTAATAGACGCCCAGGGGACAGACTTCATTTCTTCTAATGAATCCATCTCATAACCTGGTAATGGGAGCGATGTCGTCTGAGGATATTTTGTATCCATCAGACTGGCAGCAAAGAGTTTCTGGGTCTCCGAAATCTTAAATTTGAAGTCAACAGGTGCTTTGACCCCCATTCCTCCAGTTGATATTGGGAGGAAAAGATTTCGAGTGAACGCTTGATCGCGTCCACGAACTCTATTAATCATCGCAGTCTCTTTCGTGATATCTTCTTTATGCTTATGAAGATACATCTTGAGAATCTGATCTTGGCGGCCAGGTAGGCAGCCATCTAAAACGCTGTTGAGTACAGCAGAATACGAAGTGTCTTTCGTAACATCACCATCTCCGACTCGACCAAGAACTTTGTGTTGACCGAAGAATAGACCAGTGTTCAGGAAATTTATGACCCAAGGGGTAGATTTCTCTACTTTAAGATCACAGTGAACACTGATTGAGTTGATGTTAGCGTAGGTGTCATGGACATAAGCTTTTCCTACGCTCATTTCAAGACCAACTTTCTTTCCAATACTGACATGACTGGCCCAAAGGCTCTTATCAGCTGCATAAAGCATGTCGTCACCGTTAATTAAAACGTGACCAAGTCTCTTTTCGTGACTCCAACCCTCTTGAGAGATCTTAGTATTCTCAAGGTAAACACCAAGGTTGGCGAGACAGAGTATAGGAAAAGATAGGACAGAACCCATCAGCTGACCGTTCTCTTGGACGCCTCTAAAGACTTTTTTGACCCTACAATTGCCTTTAGCATCATAAAACCTTACAGGATAGTAAAGTTTATGTGGTGCTAGGGCTGCAATCGCAAGACTGTAGCTTTTCTGATCTAGATCTTGGATCAGATAACGGAAGATCCTCCCCGAATATTTCCAGGAGAGACCGTCCGTAGCTGCACTGTAGTCAATAGAGAACCATTTGTCAGTGGAAAGAGCATTCTGTCGAATGTCTTGAAGATCAGTCGGACTTAAAGGTCGACCGATCAGACGAAAGCAGGGCATGTGACGCATTGCTGCGTGCATAGCCTTCTGCAAGTTACGATTGGCATAGTAGGGAACTGCTTCCCCCTTACTTATAACTCGAACTTTCATAGGTTCGAGTACGCCCTGAATCGTACACTTCGTTGGCTCGGCTGTACTCCAGCCTAGAGCAAGACCTCGGATCGTAGACCAATCGTCACGACCGTAGACTTCACGAACTTCGGTAACAAGATTATATCTGTTTGACGTACCGAAGTATAAATGAGAACACTCCATGGAATATAGACTAGAAGTTAGGGAGTGATCAGCATAGCCCGTGAGACATTTAATCTCCCAGTGCTGACCACCTTCACTACGAGTCTGCTCAAAACAGGCAGACCCGGACGCTTGACGGTATTCAAGAGATTTCATCTCTCGAATATTTCTCATCATATCAAACTTGACCTTTTCGAGAACATACTTAAATGTTTTGTCCTCGAAGATAGCTTGAATAGTAGCGTCGTCTCCAGTATCCTTTGTACTGAGTGTTGCAAAATGTTTTTCATAGGTACTAGCTACTATGTCTTCCGAAACTGGAAGACTAGATCGCTTCGCCTGAAACCATGAAAACCATAAATGTGAATTCTTCCGGCTAAAGACAATTGTCCTAGCTCGAAGCCATTTACGTAGTCCTCCGGTCGGCTTGAAGATCAAGTCAGGTTCGACCGGGAGTTCGCATCGAAGATACTTCGCGAGTGGAGTAGCCAGAACGTGTTTTGCACGTTTGAGCCAATCCCCCTCACAAGAAGAAGTATCAAGATAAAGATGCATCTGTTTCGACAGATCATCCTGGAGAACAGGTGGAGCTCCATGATGGAGCATAACCAGCTGTAAACCGCGAACAAGAGCAGTAGTCCTTTCAGGTAGGGTCACCCTTACCACATCAACGGACTGTTGTTGATGCGTAGAGTTCTCGTCGTCACGAGAGTTCGCGCATTCAGAATGCGAAGCAAGCTTAAGTAGCTCACATGGCGTGAAACCTGAGACCCCAGTGTCTTCACCGGTGTTTCCAGCCAATGTAAGGCTTCGAACCAGGTCTGCGCTTAAGCGCACCAAGTCATGTAAGCTTTCTGAGTTATCAAAGATCAACTCTAAAGCTTCTTCGCATCTTTTATCAAGTGTTTCTGAACACAGGTTCGGAAGACGTCCAAAAGACATTTTCCGATGAAGGTTTATTTTCTGCTTGTTTGCAAAAGCAAGTGGTCTGTAAAATCTTC